GCAGTAATGTTTGAAGAGCGAACTGGAATTCCAGTGAGTAGATTAGTTATCCTCATGTCTGTTGATGGAGAGAATGAAGCATCTATCTTTATTGAAAAGCGAGATGATTGGATTGGAGAGTTTGTTGAAGCTCGTGAAGACTACTTCAAACTTAAAGGAAATTGATTGTACTTCAATTCATAGTTGTGGTATAATAAACTAATTGTTGTAATGCCCAAGAAAGTGAATATGAATAAATTGCATATGCTAATAAAAGAAGGAGTTACTTACAGTCTTGTTCCTACTATTGGTGGAACTTGTTTGGTTCCATTGTTTTATAAACATATAGCTGAGTTGATGGAAGCAGGACATTGTACTTTCCATACTTTTGAAGCAGTTACATGCAACACTTCTGCAATTATTGCAGAAATAGATAATAAAATAGTAGGTTTTGATTTCTTTGATCATGATAAAGCAAAAAGAGTAGCGTTTGATTTTTTTGTTTATGTCGATCCCGATTATAGACGAAGAGGTATATTTACAGAGATAGAAAATTGTCTGTACGTACTATACGCAAAAGCCAATAATATTAATTATATTAAATCACTTGTATCAATTAACAATGAAACATCTATACAAGCTTCTAAAAAACTAGGTTTTGAGTTGTTTATTTCTGAGCACTCGCCTGGATACTATGAATGCATACATTCAACACAATAGATAAACAATTGAACGATAAATAAAAATCATGATTATAGTTGTATGAAGTAAATCAAAAATGGTTCTGGACAGGGGTGCAAATCCCCTCACCTCCACCATAAGGAAATTTGATGAAATCAGAAAAAGTAAAACAGTATTTTGTTGTAGTAGACAAAGACGATACAATAAAAAGGGTGTGTTGGGCACCTTTACTTTGGGATATTCCTAATATGGGATATCGGTTTACAGGTTTCACAGGATTCAATTGTCGGATTCCAAAGTTTCTTTATGTTGGGGGTGTACTCAGTATTCGACAGGGCAACAAGTAGATGCATGGACAACTCGACATATCTCGTCGTTAACAGTAAAACAAAGTAAACGCAAACGACTCACAGTTCGCATTAGCAGCCTAAACACTGCTTAGGGTTTCGGTAGGTTTCCTCGTAACAGAATAACCTACCATTTTTGTAAACACACACTCACACACAAGGAGAAATCTTATGAGTAAAACACCTTTTGAAATCCGTATGAACCTTTTGGAAATGGCAAAGGACTTGGTTATGCAAGACTTTTACATTAAGAAAGATATGTTAATGGAACAGTGGCACCGTAGTACAGAAATCGATAAATCGCTTCCTGTACCAACACTGGGTGCATATCCAACAGAAACGGATATTATTGCAAAAGCAAAAGCACTTAATGCTTTCGTTTCTAACGAATAATCATTAAAAGGGTTTCGGTAGGTTTCCTCGTAACAGAATAACCTACCATTTTTATTAACTTGGAGAATTTATGAAGAAATTAGTTATTGCCACAATGTTGGCTACTGTTGGTTTGATGGCATCTGCAGCTGAGGTTGGAGTATCTGGCATTCGCGACATCACAGCAAATAAAGACGGAGTTAGCGTAACTGCTTCTGTTGGTTCATTTGCAGGATTCACTCCTCAACTAAGTGTATCTCGTATTGATACTGTCTACACTCGCTATGCAGTTGGCACTCAATACGCTATCACTAAAGTTGGACCAGTTGCTTTAGCAGTAACTGCTTCTGGCGTGTATCAAGACTCAGCCAATGGAAATGATGGATTTGGCGTAACTGCCGGAGTAAAAGCAGCAGTTGCTTTGAATAAAAACATTGATGTTGTTGTTGGAGCAGGACGCTTCGTTGGCCAAGACAGTATTAATGGATCTAATGGTAATGTTACATCTGTTGGATTGAACGTAAAGTTCTAAAAATAGTATAAATACTAACCAAGGGCTCCTTTGTGGAGCCTTTGTTTTCTGCCCAAACTAAAAGGCTTATTGGCAAAAGCCTTCCTGGGAATGTAGAGGTAACTCTAACAACTAAGGAGAAATAATGCAAAAAGTATTATTCGCGTTTGCACTAGTATTCGCACTATTTGTACTACAATATAATGCATCACACTATGAACCAACTAAAGTATCATTAAATCTTCCAAGATACGAAGAACTTACTAAAGATCAAAAAACAGAAGTTGATTGTCTTACTCAAAACATTTATCGTGAAGCTGGCATCGAACCAGAATCTGGAATGATAGCTGTTGGATTAGTAACAATGAATAGAGTTAAAACTGTAGGTTTTCCAGAGACGGTGTGTAAAGTCGTTAAGCAAAAGACAAAGCACGTCTGCCAGTTCTCTTGGACTTGTATTAAGAAACTACCACGCATTGATCAACAGATATATAGTTATAGCAGAAGTCTTGCAATCATGATTTTCTTCAATCACCGTATTATCGATGATCCGACATTTGGCGCGTTATTTTATCATGCTGATTATGTTCGCCCTCGATGGACTAAGTTTGAAGTCACCACTAAAATTGGAAGACATATTTTTTATAAACCAATCGGAGAAGCGTAATGGACATTTTAGAAATGATGAAGTCAAAAGCACATTCTAATGGATATTTTCCAAGTAAACCTGTTGCTCAAGTTCATGAGTTTTATCTCACTGGAACAATTGAAGAACCTGAGAATTATTTAGAATGGTTTGACACGATTCGTCATGCCGGAGAACATGATCTCGTTAAGATATACATCAATAGTTATGGTGGTGATCTATTCACTGCAATACAATTTATGCGTGTTTTAGCAGATACTGAAGCTACAGTCGTGTGTTCCGTTGAAGGTGCGTGTATGTCTGCCGCCACAATGATCTTTATGTGTGCTGATCAATTTGAAGTAACTCCTCACTCAGTGTTTATGTTTCACAATTATTCAGGTGGAGCTATCGGCAAAGGCGGAGAAATGATCGATCAACTATTGCATGAACGCAAGTGGTCCGAGCGTCTTATGAACGAAGTTTACAAAGACTTTATGACAGAAGCCGAGATTAAAGCAATGCTTGAGAATAAAGATATGTGGATGGACGGTGAAGATGTAGTAGTCCGTATGAATACTAAAATTGCTAGACTTCAACAAGCACTTGAGGAAGTTGCTACTCCTCCAAAGAAACGAGTTGCTAAAAAACCAGTCGTAAAGAAAACACCGATTAAAAGAAAGCCTGTACAATAAATCGTACTTATGGTATAATAAATCATCTGGCGTTAGTACAACGGATAGTACAGGGGATTTCTACTCCCTAGATGGCGGTTCGATTCCGTCACGCCGGACCCTTCAGTCAAAGTCAAGACTCGAACTATTATAAATAGAACATAGGAGAAAATCTATGTTCTACACAATTTATAAAATTTCAAACAAGATAGATGGCAAGATATACATTGGATCGCATAAGACCAAAAATCTAGATGACAATTACATGGGTTCAGGCAAGTATCTTAAGTACGCTCAAGAAAAACATGGTATAGAAAACTTTACCAAAGAAATCTTATTTGTATTTGATACTCCTGAAGAAATGTATCTTAAAGAAAAAGAATTAGTAAATGAAGAATTCATAGTTACACACAATACATATAACTTAAAAATTGGTGGTTTTGGAGGATTTGATTATATAAACTCAAAGGGATTTATTAGAAATAGCAGTCATTTTGATGTTAATAACATGCAATCTTCTATAGGTGGTCGCAATTCTTTTTTACAAAATAAAGGAATTCATTCTATAGAATCTAAAGAAAAAGCTCAACGTAATATAAAAGAACAATTTCCGCTTGGAACTTTTTACGGTAAGACTCATTCTGAAGATGCTAAAAAATCCATTGGACTAAAAAATAGTAAACATCAAAGTCAAAATAATAGTCAATTGGGAACAATGTGGATTACAAATGATATTGAAACTATTAAAATAAAAAATACTTCACCTATACCTGACGGGTGGAGAAAAGGCAGAAAATTAATTAACTAATTAGGAATATATTATGGCATATATAAGTGTTGATATCGAACTAGAAGAATTTGATGATGATGAACTCATTAAAGAAGTCAAATCCCGTGGCTTTCAAGTCGTTGAAGACAACTCTACAAGCATTGACGAAGACCTTGAACAGATCTACCTTCTACGCAGGCGCGGCCTCCCGTATGATCACCTGATGGACGCCTACATCTATAAAGTGTTAGGCAAAGTCATTTAAACCTGTACATTAAATCACACTTGTGGTATAATAGGTCTATGGCAAATATACACTTCCAACAAAAAATCGCTTCCGACGAACTTCGGGATACCATCTTCTTTGTTACCGGCAATCGAGCAGGCAAAGAAAAAGCCAAAGACTTTCTTACACTTCGAGTTCCAAACCTTGAAGTTAAGATTGCTAACTTTAAAAACATTACTGTAAATGGCGACAAGTGCCGTTCAGTCTATGAGGCAAAACTTGTCATCATGGAAATGCTATGATCTATACATCAATTCCAAAACGAAAACCAAAGAAACTTAATGCTGCACAACGTCAGTTGCAAGCAGAGTGGGAAGACATTAAGAAAAAGCATGCTCCTAAGAAAGCATTAATGCGCGCTGATACTTCTTTTAGTTACTCACTGCCTCCACCTCCCGGTCGTTCTACTTCTCATCATATTCCTAGTCGCAGCACTGGTGAAGGTATTGCGTCATCTAAACCAACTATGCAATATACTGGTGATAAGATGCTTGGTATTGGCACACTACATAAATCTAATGCGGTGCCAGTCTTCAGCAATAACGAAGCAAAAGAAATGGCGCGCATGCGCCGTGGTTGATTGTACATTTAATCCTAACTATAATATAATACAGTATGAACCGCAAACAAATTGAATCTAATCTTTCAGAAGCTTATCTATACAACCAACCACAAAAGATTGAAGAAATCTACATGGAGTTGATTAACACTAAGGGAAAGCTTGATCGATGGTTTACAAAATACATCGACATGTTTGATGAAAAAATGAATTCACTTCCCACTAGTCATCCTATTTGGAAACTGTATAACACAAAGTTTGATCAGTATAGTGACATCAACCAAACTATTAAGACTGCCGAATACTACATGAAGAAAGCTTAATATGTTCAAAGGTGCATCTGCATTTTCTCTTCACATTGAAGAGATTGTAAAAAAGTCTAGAGTATCACACATGGACGCTGTCCTAAAATATTGTGCTGATAATTTTCTAGAACCAGACGACATTAAAAGTCTCGTAAATAAACCACTCAAAGATAAGATTGAACGCGATATGCGTGAAGCTAATCTTCTTCCTAAACAAGCAATGTTGGACGTATAATGAGCACTGAACAAGACAAACTTAAGCATAGTAAACGCATTCATCAAGATGAAGTTAAGATTGCGAAGAATGTAAGTGTTGCTAAAGCGTATGGAATTCCAGTAAAGAATGGTGAGGAACATCGTTTGCATAAAGTCAATGGAATTACATGTGGTAACCCAAAGTGTATCATGTGTATGAATCCACGCAAATCATTTAAAGAACTTACTATGCAAGAGAAGAAATTTATTCAAACGGAAAAATGGAATGAAGACACCGAACCCAACATGTGAACTTGATTGTAGATTCACCACCTCTTTTGGTATGACTACCGCTATGTATTATACTCCAATATACGATAAGCATGGAGTGAATCTGAATCCAGATATGAACATTACTTCAACGACTGTCAATTGTTTAGTTTGCGGTAAGTTATGGAATAGTTCTACCCAAAATGGTGTAACAACCTTTAATGAAATATTGTGATTGAAGCTTTCGCAACATACAAATACTTCATGGCAATTAAGTTGCATTTCACAACTGATCGTTATGATGTATTTCAAGCAAATGGAAAAGTATCTGGATCGCGTACTGCATTTGAAAAGCGCAACGATAGATTCTTATTTGACAAGATTGGACGTAAGTTCGATCAACCGCGTGATCTAATTGATTACTTTGTCGCTAATTTTGCTTATGGTAACAAGAGTGTAATCTATTCAAGTGAATCGACAGACTATCATGAAGTGTGGACTAAACGAAAAGAATCGCGTACTCATATGTTTAAGACGCAAATGTCTGGCATTCAACAGCATTTAGAAAAGAATAATCTCAAGTATGAAGATTTATTTCGTATAGATAATAATGTACCAGAACTTTTGAGTTTATATGTTGGTGGACATGTACATTTAGAAACTATGGTTATCTTAGACGAATTTGAAAACTTTCTCCCGCAATGGGAACCACTCGTTATGCTTTGGGGCGATCAACTCCGTATCATTAATAAGACAAAAAAGTTTGTCAAGTTCGATAAAACTAAGATACAATTAATCTATCAACAATATAAAGAATCATTTGCAGAACTTTAACATGGGCCGTACACTACAAAATTATGATGATCGTGATGATGATCGTCGAGCAGTAAAAAATAAATTTACTAAACCAGCAAAACATACAAGAAATATCCCTGGAAGTGGGATGCGCGTTATAAATAAATGGTCAGAGGAATTAGATGACTTAGACATCGATGATGACTTTGACAATAACGCAAAATACTTCGCAAATCGTAAATAAATCGTACATAAGGAAATATAATGGACATCAATACACTTCGCAAAATGCGCAATACAGACTTCGGTAAAATCTCTACTGAGTTCAACAAGATCGCTAATCCTCAAAGCGAATCAAAGTCTTATCAAGACGACCGCTTCTGGAAACTAGAAGCGGACAAAGCCGGTAATGCTACCGCAACTATTCGATTCCTCCCACGTGCTGAAGGCGACGAACTCCCTTGGGTTCGAGTGTTCAACCACGGGTTTCAAGGACCTACTGGTAAGTGGTATATCGAAAACTCTCTTACGACAATTGGCGAGAACGATCCAGTTGGCGAATTGAATTCTCGTCTATGGAATACTGGCAATGATGCTGATAAGGAAGTCGCTCGTAAACAAAAGCGTCGTCTACAGTATATTGCTAACGTATTAGTCGTATCCGATCCTAAGCATCCAGAGAATGAAGGACAAGTTCGCTTGTTTAAATTCGGTAAGAAAATCTTTGACAAGATCATGGATAAAGCACGTCCTACCTTTGAGGACGAAACTCCAGTCAACGTGTTTGACTTGTGGGAAGGCGCTGATTTTAAACTTCGTCAACGTAAAGTTGAAGGTTATCCTAACTACGATCAGTCAGTGTTCATGGCACCAGCTCCAGTTGCTGAAGACGAAGATGCTATTCTTACTATCGTAAACTCTCAACATAAGTTGGCTGAGTTCATTGATAAGAAGAACTTCAAGACCTATGAAGAACTATCGCGCAAGTTAGTATCTGTTTTGAATAGTGAAATGACTACTCCAACTGCCGCTAGCATGGGATCAACTGAGGATGAAGACGATGGTTATACACCACCAGTTCGTCAAACTGCAAAACCTGCAGTGAAGATCTCTAAGCCATCCGATGATGGTGACGACGACGAAGCAATGAGT